AGGCTGGCGGCAACAACTCTTATTGTTGAAAGCCTGAAGTGCCCGCCGGGCTCTGCGGTGCTTTATGTGTCTCCAACGATGGGTCAGTCGAGGCAGATTGTTTGGGACTTGCTGCTGGACCTCGGACGGGAGGTGATCCAGTCGTCACATGTGAACAACTTGGACATCACGATGGTCAATGGTGCGCGTATCTACGTCAGGGGCGCAGACCGTCCGGACACGCTGCGAGGCGTCTCCCTAACCTACGCAGTTCTAGACGAGGTAGCCGACATCAAGCCCGAGGCTTGGGAGCAAGTTATTCGGGCCAGCTTGTCAGACCGCAAGGGCCGAGGGATGTTCATCGGCACGCCAAAAGGGCGCAACTGGTTTCACGACCTGTGGAAGCTGGGGCAGGATAACCAAGACAGCGACTGGAAAAGCTGGCACTTCACCACGCGGGACAACCCGCTGATTGACCCGACGGAGATCGAGTCAGCGAAGAAGACGCTCAGCACGTTTGCGTTCAAGCAGGAATACCTGGCCAGCTTCAGCAATGCGGGCGCGGATGTCTTCAAAGAGGAGTGGATCAAGTACGGCGAGGAGCCGGACTACGGGAGTTACTTCGTGGCCGTGGACTTGGCCGGGTTTGAGGAAGTGGCCAAGCAGGCGGCCAACAGCAAGAAGCGGCTGGATGAGTCGGCGATTGCGGTCGTGAAGGTGACGGACGACGGCAAGTGGTTCGTCAAAGAGATCGAGCATGGACGCTGGGATATCCGTGAGACAGCCGCCAAGATACTGATGAAGATGCGGGATTACCGGCCACTGTCCATCGGGATCGAGAGAGGGGCGCTGAAAAACGCGGTTCTGCCGTATTTGTCGGATTTGATGAGAAAGAACAACGTCTACAGCCACATCGTGGACCTGACGCACGGCAACCGGAAGAAGACCGACCGGGTGATTTGGTCTTTGCAGGGGCGGTTTGAACACGGTAGAATCGTCCTGAACAGCGAGGAAAACTGGGACACGTTCGTGGACCAGCTTTTGATGTTTCCGTCGCAGGGCGTTCACGACGACCTGCCGGACGCGCTGTCGTACATCGACCAGTTGGCCGTCACCAGCTACTTTGAAGATGCTGATGACGAGGACTGGCAGCCGATGGATGTAATATCGGGGGTATAGCCACCGACATAGGGGTCAAAATGGATCAAAACGAATTCGATGAGCCGACAGAGAACGACAAAGAGCTGACGGCTTTCGTCGTTGACCATTGCGACCGCTGGCGCGACTACCGCAACACCAACTTTCTGGACGATTACCTCGAATATGAGCGTATTTTCCGTGGTGAATGGGCGGCAGAAGACAAAACACGCGACTCTGAGCGATCAAGAATCGTGACGCCTGCTACTCAGCAGGCAGTCGAGACCCGGCACGCGGAGATCATGGAAGCAATCTTCGGGCAAGGCGACTTTTTCGACATTGAAGACGACCTCAAAGACATCAACGGCAGCCCGTTGGATGTTGAGATGCTCAAAGCGCAGCTCACAGAGGACTTCAAGCAAGACAAGATCAGAAAAGCGATTGATCAGATCGAATTGATGGCCGAAATCTACGGCACGGGCATTGGCGAGATCGTCGTGAAGACGGAAAAGGTGTTCGAGCCTGCAACGCAGCCGATTCCTGGGCAAATGAACCAAGCGGCCATCGGTGTGGTGGAAAAAAGCCGGATTGCGGTCAAAATCATGCCCGTCAACCCCAAAAACTTCCTGTTTGACCCCAACGGAACGTCTGTAGACGACTGCATGGGCGTGGCGATTGAGAAATATGTGGGCATCCACAAGATCGTGGAAGGCATTGAGAAAGGCATCTACCGTAAGGTAAACATCACCCCGACGTATGAGGACACCGACCTAGAGCCAACGCAGGAGATGAGCCAGTACCGCGACGAAAAGGTGCGTCTGCTGACGTACTACGGCCTGGTGCCCCGCGAATACCTGACGGACAAGGACGAAGAAGTTGAGGAGCTGTTTCCCGAAGACAGCGCAGCCGACGACTATTCGGACATGGTGGAGGCGATTGTCGTGATCGCCAACGACGGTCTGCTGCTCAAAGCAGAAGAAAACCCGTACATGATGAAGGACCGCCCGGTCATCAGCTACCAAGATGACACGGTGCCCAACCGCCTGCTGGGCCGTGGCACGGTGGAGAAGTCCTACAACATGCAAAAGGCGATTGACGCCCAGGTGCGCAGTCATTTGGACAGCTTGGCGCTGACAACCTCGCCCATGATGGGCATGGACGCCACCCGCCTGCCACGCGGCGCTCGGTTCGAGGTCAAGCCGGGCAAAGCGTTTATGGTCAACGGCAACCCTGCCGAGATTCTGTACCCGTTCAAGTTTGGCGAAACCAGTCTGAACAACCTGAACACGGCAAAAGAGTTTGAGCGCATGTTGTTGCAAGCCACTGGCACGCTGGACAGCCAAGGCATGGTGAGCCAAGGCAACCGCGACGGCGCGGGCATGAGCATGGCGGTCGCCACCATCATCAAGAAGTACAAGCGCACGCTGGTCAACTTCCAAGAGGATTTCCTGATCCCGTTCATCCAAAAGGCGGCGTTCAGGTACATGCAGTTTGACCCCGAGCGTTACCCAAGCGTGGACATGAAGTTCTTGCCAACGGCCACGCTGGGCATCATCGCCCGTGAGTACGAACAGCAGCAGTTCATTGGTCTCTTGCAGACGTTGGGTCCAAACACCCCGGTGCTGCCGCTGATCTTGAAGGGCATCTTGAACAACTCCAGCCTGACCAACCGCTATGAGCTGATGGCCGCGCTCGACCAGATGAGCCAGCCGGACCCACAAGCGGCGCAAATGCAGCAGGCCCAACAAGAGTTGGCCATGCAAGCGGCGCAAGCTCAAATCGCGGTCAACACGACGCAGGCCGAGCAGAACCGAGCAGAGGCGCAGAAGCTGATGACCGAAGCGCAGCTCATGCCGCAGGAGGTGCAGGCCAAGGTGATCTCGGCAACAACGAAAAACCTGCCAACGGGCAACGAGTCGGCTGAGTTCGACAAGCGGGTGAAGATCGCTGAGTTGATGCTTAAAGAGGAAGACATCAAGAACAAAGGCAAGATCGTCCAAATGCAGATGGCCGAGAAGGCCAATCAAAGCAAAAAGGACGAGGACTTCCTTAAAAGCATCATAGGCGACTGATGGACGCCAAGAAAATCCTGCTGTCTGGCGCGTCTACCGAAGCAAAGCTGGCGGCTATCGCTATTTTGCTCGGTAAAGAGCTGCCTGAAATCCGCGCCAAAGTCTACGAAGTCAAGAAGCTGCAAGGTCCACAAGGTGAGCGCGGCAAAGACGGCAAAGACGGTGTTGCGGGTAAAAGTGGCGTTGATGGCAAAGATGGGGCTGCTGGCCGTGACGGCAAGGACGGCAAAGATGGCGACGAGGGGGACACCGGCGTTTCTATCGTAGGCGCTAAGATAGATTTCGACGGCTCTTTGATCCTGACGTTTTCTGATGGTACTGTCACCAACGTCGGCGAGGTGGTCGGTGAGCGCGGTGCTCCAGGTTTAACCGGAATTCAAGGTGCGACTGGTCCAACGGGACCGAAAGGCAATACCGGCCTAACAGGCCCAACGGGTCCAACTGGTGCTCAAGGCCCGACGGGAGCGACAGGGGCTACAGGTAGCCAAGGGCCACAAGGCGCTGTCGGCCCAACTGGTCCACAAGGTATTCAGGGCATACAAGGTATACAGGGCGAACAAGGTACCCAAGGCCCGACGGGTCCTATTGGGGCTACCGGCCCGACAGGAAGTACAGGTCTAACAGGAGCTACAGGCCCCACGGGCACTACCGGTTTAACAGGGGCCACCGGACCAACAGGCCCGACCGGCGCTCAAGGCGCTACCGGCCCCACCGGGGCGACGGGTCTGACTGGAGCTACGGGGCCAACGGGTTCGACTGGCCCAACAGGCCCGACAGGCCCACAAGGGCAGGGCATCCAAATTAAGGGCGCAGTTGCTACTTTTGGTGATTTGCCAACATCCGGCAATACACCTGGCGACGCCTATATTGTCGAGTCCAATGGCAATCTCTACGTTTGGGATGGTTCAGCTTGGACCGATGCTGGTCAGTTGGTAGGACCGACGGGGCCAACAGGGTCTACAGGTTTGACGGGGGCTACTGGTCCAACCGGCCCGACAGGAGCTACTGGCCTGACTGGCCCAACAGGTGATATTGGGCCTACCGGTCCTACAGGACTTACTGGCCCAACCGGAGCTACAGGCCCAACAGGTGCTACAGGCCCAACAGGTAATACTGGGCCTACAGGCCCAACAGGTTTGACGGGTCCTACCGGGCCGCAAGGTAATATCGGGCCTACAGGACCGCAAGGCGTTCAGGGTATTCAGGGAATCCAAGGTATCCAAGGCCCGACCGGACCGACAGGTTCACTCGGACCAACAGGTGTTCAAGGCCCGACTGGCCCAACTGGCGCTGCTGGCGCAGGACTGCTTAACCTTGATGGTGGGTCTCCAAGCAGCGTGTACGGCGGCGTTAACCCAATAGATGCAGGTGGTGTGTAATGACAGTTCAGATTCAAATTCGCAGAGGGACAGCCGCAACCTGGGCTTCAGTTAACCCGTTGCTGGCAGAAGGTGAGCTTGGTATCGAGCTGGACACTGACAAGTTCAAGATCGGCAATGGTACGGACAACTGGAATACGCTGCCCTACGCTACAGGGATTCAAGGCCCGACAGGAGCCACAGGTCCAACGGGCCCCACAGGAGCTGCATCTACAGTTGCAGGCCCAACCGGGCCTACTGGCTTAACAGGAGCTACAGGCCCGACAGGTCCAACAGGCGCTGATTCAACAGTTCCAGGTCCGACAGGTCCAACTGGAGCCACCGGCTTGACTGGCCCAACCGGCCCCACAGGTGCTACGGGCCTGACGGGTGCAACTGGGCCAACGGGGGCTACTGGTCTTACTGGCCCGACTGGCCCTACAGGAGATACCGGCGCGGCAGGCCCTACTGGACCGACAGGGCCGCAAGGCGTTGCTGGACCTACCGGTCCTACAGGAGCCACGGGTCTTACTGGTGACACCGGCCCAACAGGTCCAACTGGAGCAACTGGTTTAACCGGACCTACCGGGCCGACCGGGGCCACAGGCTTGACCGGACCCACCGGACCTACTGGCGATACAGGTTTGACTGGCCCGACAGGACCAACCGGACCCACTGGCCCAAGCATTACCGTTCAAGATGAAGGCTCAACACTGACAACAGCGTTGACCAGCATGAACTTTACTGGCGCTGGAGTCACAGCGACAAACACGGGCGGCGCTGTTACAGTTGCTGTTACTGGCGGCGGTGGTGGTACATCATCCCCTATTCCTAAATTACAATCTTGGTCAATTGGAGCAATGTAAATGGCACAGAATACAAACCCTATTTTTCCGCTAATCCCTGTTAACTCTTGGGTAAGCGGAACAGCCGCAACAGCAGGTACTCCTGGCCTAACAGCCAACACGACCACAGACCTAACTGCTGGCACAATCTACGGCCCTATTGAAACAGCGGGTGCGGTGGAAGGCTCACGACTTGATTTCATCAAGGTTAGGGCGCTTGGAACTAACGTGGCGACTGTGATCCGCATCTGGTTGAACAACGGTTCTGTAACCACAACAGCAACCAACAATGCGTTGTATCTTGAGCGAACACTGTCTGCAACAACGGTATCTCAAACAGCAGAACAGCCTGACATTATCTTGCCCTTGAACATCAGTTTAGCTCCGGGTTATCGCGTGTACGCCACGTTCGGTACGGCTGTGGCAGCAGGTTTCCACTTGACTGCTATTGGCGGGGACTACTGATGTTTACGGGGTTCGCATCCGAAAACACACCTGCAATACAGGTTTGGGATTTCTTCCAATCATTTGCAAGTTCATCTGCTATTCGCTCTGTATCTTTACCAGATGACTGCGCCCCTATTCAAGTCTTTCGTACTGGCGGCGCAACTACTGCTATTCGTGTTTATTTGCCCACAGCCCCTATTGAAGGCAAACAAATAACAATTGTTAATCAACAGTATGGAATAAACACACAAGGTATTGAACTTTATTCATCAGATGTAAATGGTGGATTTGTATCAACTCCTATTTTAGCACTTGGGTCATCTAGTTCTATAGTGCTTGTTTATTCAAAACAGGCTATTTCTTTTGGGACAAGTTCTGGCTCGTATGCAACTGGGTGGATAAGTTTAAACCAAAGTTCTGTAGGTTCAATAACATCCGGTTCTGCAATAGTGGGTGGTAGGAACAATTTCATTAGTAGCAAAGACGGATTTATTGGTGGCGGTACAAGTCATTTTATAAATGGCGGTAATGCTGCTATTGTTGGCGGCTTAAGCAACACAGCAACCGGGACATATTCTGCTGTTGTTGGTGGTTCAAGCAACACAGCAAGCGGTACAAGTGCTACTGTTGTTGGTGGCACAACCAACACAGCAAACAGTGCTTATGCTGCGGTAATAGCAGGTAATGCAAGCATAGCAAGCATTACTAATGCTGTTGTAGTTGGCGGTCAATATAGTACT